GATCCATCAAAGATCTCGTCCAAGATCAAGAGGTTAGTATCCACAGAATTCTTGAGCTTAGCAATAGAACGCCAAGTAAGCAGCAAAGCGATATCAATACGAGCTTTCTCTCCTTCACTAAAACTGTCATAGGAAAACACATCACGGTATCTAGATTTGATTTGCTCCTCAAAGTTCTCATCTAGGGTGAAATTGACATAGAACTCCATCCTTTGTAAGAAATCGTTAATCAACTTGTTCATGGTAGGAAGATAGGTCTTGATGATCCTGGTCTTAATACCATTGTCTTTGAGAAGTTGACCAGCAGTTGTAAGAACATCGCGGTCTTGTTTCAGGTTAGCATGTTGCTTACCCAAATCCTTCTTACTGTTTACAAGAAGTTGTAGTTTATTGTACTCTGCTTTCTTATCAACATTATCTCCCTGCAATTCTTCGATCTCATTCTGCAGTGCTTCCACTTGTTTACGAACAGTCATCAACTGAAAGTTAGTCTGAGAAATTGTGGTGTTAATGTTGTTGACTTCTGTAGACAACTCAGTGAACTTAGCAAAACGTTCTTGCTCATCAGAGATTGCTTTCTCTAGATCTTCATAACCGATGTTCATCTCATCGACCTTAGATTTACCCACCTCTAGTTTTTCATTACGAAAATCTTCTGATAGTTCTTGTGTGCATGTTGGACACACATGATTTTTCTCAAAGAACTCATGTTCTTTCTTACATGCGTTAAGTTTATGTGTCAACTTAATCATGTATGTGTTCAACTTTTGCAATTTCTCATTTGATTTTTGATACTCTTGCATTTCTTCATTAAGTTTTCCAATTTGTTGTGTTAGAATTGCAACATCTTCGGCACCTTGGAGTTCAGTTTTTTTATATGCAAAAATCTTTTCTTCTTTGCGATCAATCTCTTCCTGCGTTCTTTGCTGCAGTGTCATCATGTGTGACTTCTGCAATTCAATCTTATCTTTCAGAAGATCAAGTTGATAATCAATGTCACGAACTTCTTCATTGTTCTCTCTCATCTTATCTTTGAGTAGAACATTCATCGTAGAGAACACCTGGATGTCCAAGATATCTTCAATGATATCACGACGTTGTGCGCCAGGCAGTTTCATGAATGGGACGAATGTAGATGATCCCAACACAACAATCTGTGTGAATGATTTGTAATTCATCTTGAGCACGTTCTGCTCAAAGTTTTTCTGTTGTTCTACAACAGTGCTCTCCTGGTTCCACAGTTGACCGTTTTGATAGATCTCAAATTTGTTTGGTTTGATGCCACGTACAACTTTGTACTCCATCTTTCCAATACGGAATTCAATCTCAACTAGACAATCTTTTTCATTGATGCTGTTAACCAGCATACTCTTACTGATTTTACGAAATGGTTTTGCAAACAAAGAAAAGGTAAGGGCATCCAAGATGGTGCTCTTACCTGCTCCATTAGTTCCAACAATTAGATTGGTTCTGTTCGCCTCTAGATCTATTTCACTAAAAACATTGCCCGTAGAGAGAAAATTCTTCCAACGGATCTTTTCAAATACAATCATTCTTCAGGGTCATCAGGGGGTATCAAAAAATCGTCAGGTGTGATTATAGAAAACTTCTGTCCACGGTCTTGACATGCTCCAATTATAACATGATCTTCCATTTCCACAACCTGCATGGGAGGATAATCTGGATCTTCTTCCATCATTAGAAGATATCTTTCTGCATCATCATTCTCTATAAAAATAGGAATAACTCTATCATCTGCATCATCAAACACGGAGAACACTCCGTCAGGATGATTTTCTAGTGTTAGGACAAACATTAGACGACATTGCAGCTTTCAATATATAGTGTTCTCATTAAAGACTTTAATTCAGTCTTGTCTACGGCAATCTCTACCTCATCGATGTATTCATTAAGGAGTGTCATTGTGTCCTTAGTCTCTAGATCTGCATCTTCAACATTGTCTGCATCAACTAGGGTCTCAACAATTTTGACATCATGTGCTCCTACGTTGTAAAGACGATCAACCAATGTTTCAAACATTTGGTAGTCTCTCTTTTCTTCAACGATGAGTTTGATGAACTTGTCTTTATAACTAGACACATCTTGTTTGTTGTAGTCCACACTTGCGTCGTCATAGAAGATCTTGTCAAAAATTTCGTAAGGGTTCTTGACAAATTTAAGTTTGTCAGTTTCTGTATCATAGATATGGAACCCACGAGTATCCTTATAATCATTCCAGAACATCTGATAAGGGTTGCCTAGGTATTGGACATTGCCATGTTTTGATTTGTGGTGGAAGTGTCCAGACCATACACGTTTGAAGTTCTTAAACTGAGAGATTTTAAAACCACCTTCAAACTTCATGCCTGGAGTGACTTCAAAACCATCACACTCAAGATGACCACACATAATGTCTGCTTCACTCTTAGCAATCAGTCTCAGACATTCTTCGTTATTTTCTTTATTGATCCATGGCATCATCAGGAATACTTTTCCACCAAGAAGAATTTCTTTTGGTTCAGAATAGATCCTAATATTGAGATACTTATCCAGAAGAAGTTCTGGTGAGTTAATCTTGTTCGTGTTCTTATAATACGTGCAGTGATTACCGAGGATCATATGAACTTCGTAATCCTTCAACCGTTGGAAATAATTTTCATCAATACGGTTAAAAGTATTATAGTCCATAGACTTTCGATTATCGAAAGTGTCGCCAAGATCAATAATGGTGCGGATACCTTCTTTCTCAAGCGTAGGAAAAAAGACATTATCATAAAATTTTTGGAAGTAATCCCAGAATGCTAGGTTACCCTTGCGTCCGTCGAGATGCTGGTCAGTAATGAGTGCAATTTTCATTTGGGTTTGTGATCCTTCATGCCGTCATGGTTGCCATCACCTGGCAGTTTACCATATGCTAGGTATTCTACCGCTTGTAGAGATCCTTGCAACCTCTCAAGATCCTTTTGAATGCGATGATACTCATCATGTGCTTCCTTGATCTCTTCTGCTCTAGCAGTTAGTTGAGCAGTTCTCTTTGTGAAACGCTCAATAAGTTGTTCATAATTTTCTGTTGGTTTCATAATTTACCTCCTACTGTCCCGTCATACGGGTCTGATGTACGGCAGTTCGCCCAATTTGTAGCGACGCCTTCGAGATGGAATGGTGACATCGCCATGACAGCTTCCCTCGTAAGTCCTGTGATGAGTTCCTTGCCTTCCTTACTATAGCTAGTCCACGTTCCAAAGCGTTTCTGTTCGACACGGAATGTTCCATAGGGTGTTTCAAACCATTCATGTTCAGCAATTTCAGGGTGTTCACTCATCGATTCATTTTAGTTTCAATATTTTCTTTGATGCTTCCCATGTCAGAGTAAGAAGCATTCATACCAGACATACTACCATCGTAACTGTCTGTATGCATCACCTCATCATAACCAGACTTTTCTAGAACTCTTTGTTTGATTTCCAACTGCTTCTTCTCTTTTTGAATACGACGAAGGAAAGCGTAGTAAATAATTTGTGTGAAGTATGCAAATGGGTTCTTAGATTTCTCTGGATCAAAGTTGAGAATATATTGGATGCAGTTCTCAACTCCATCACAGATCATGTCCTCACGGAACATGTAGTTGACAAAGTTTGGTTTGTATGAAAGGTGGGTAGCAATTTTGGAGAAGCAACTGCCTAGGTATTCGTAGCACTTCCTGAACTGTACAGCAGTTCTCCTGTCTCTATGATTTCTATAGTAGTTGATAGAGACGATATGAGTTTCATGTCCGAGTTGTTTACCCTCCAGGAAGTAATCCCGCAGTTGGACAACAGCAGCAAGGAACTCTTTGTTGTTAACGTAGTATTCGGTCTTTTTTCTTGTCATTACTGCAGTTGCCATGGTTGTTACCATCTTTCATGTTAGTAGTGTAACACGTGGGACGGACTTTGTAAAGGGGCTTGACACAACCTCAGAAACTCAGTACAATTAACCTTGTCGAGGTTCAAAGGTTGTATTAGCTTTTATTAAATATATCTTCTAGAGATTTTTTCATTTCTTTTACTGAACCTAGATATCCAGATTTTCTTGGTAGTTTATTTGCTCTACCAATTAGAGACTTAGCTCCTTCTAGTCTAGTCAATGTCTTAAGGTAAAAGTCTTGGATGGTATCATCCAGTTCAGTCATCGTTAGAACATTACGTCTGTCAATAACAAACATGTCTTCAAACGTTGCGCTGATCCATTCCTTGAAAGAGAAACCAGATACTTCTAGTTGACCTTTACGTTGCTTTGCAAGTTCTACTTGCATTGGTTTATCAAGAATAATTTTGTCTTCATCTGGGAGATAGCACACTTTAGATACTATCTCCTCACCTGATATCAATTTCAATGTTGCATAAAATTCTTCTTCCATATTAACTTGCTCTAAGGTTTACTCTTATAACCTCATACTTAAAATTCTCCTCATTGTAAATTGTAACTCTCTCGTTCAAATGTTTCAATGTGTAGTTCTGACCACCAATGTCGTCAGCAATGTCATACAAGGTTGCAATGTCTTTGCCTTCGCCTTTCCTGAGGACACGTCCGATGGACTGGAGGTTACGGATGCGCGACTTACTAGGGGAAGCAAAAATAATGTTGTGTAATCGTTTGATGTTAATGCCTGTAGAAAAAGTTCCGTAAGATGCAATAATGACAGCGTTGTTTTCTGTCTCTGTAATTTGCCTGACTTCTTCTCGGTCTTCTACATCTGTGCCACCATGCACAAAGAATAACTTGCGCGATGGATCTATAGTGCTATTTATCAACTCGTAAAGTGGTTCCCCGTGCTTCTCGATGTAGTTAAATAGAACTAGGGTGTTGCCTTCTATATCTTTAACAAGATTTTTGATGAGGTTATTTCTACCTTTATGTTCGACAAGATACTCCATTTCATCATGATATGTGTCAAAATGTTGGGGAGCATGTTTACACAGCAACACTTTTATCCTAAACTTAGACAAGTAACCTGACTTAATCAGATCATCTGTTTTAGTTACTCTTTCACAATCACCAAACAATCCTTCAAGTACCCACTTGTGTGTCTTGCTACCATCAAGTGTCCCAGTAAAACCAAAACGGTACTTGGCATTGTGTAGTTTCGTCATAATTCCAGTAAGTGACTTTGACTTAAATAGGTGTGCTTCATCACCGATAACACAGTCAATGTCATCAAAGTATCTTTTTGGAAATTTGTAGATTGATTGCCAGGTGGAAATAATGATTGGTTTATCAGTATTTTTGTCTTTGCCCGAATATATCTTATGCACATGATCGTCCGCATTCCACCCGTAATCATTAAAGTCATTGACCATCTGTTCTACCAAGGACGTAGTAGGGACGATGATGAGCGTCTTCTTGCTGGTAGCAGTATAGTATCTCACGAGGGAGTAAATCATGAGAGACTTACCAGAACCAGTAGGCGAAAGTAAAAGTTTTCTATTATATTTTATAGCTTCATAAACCGCACGGTACTGATACTCGCGTGGAGTAATTCCCGTTCGGGTGATTTTGTCCATAAAAGTTTTGACACCTGCAGGAGAGACAAAAGCATTAGTGTCTTCAACTTCTCCATACCAATCATTCTTTTCATACTCAATTTGATATTGTCTTTCATCTGCCCACACCTGTAGATGTTTCATCAACCCATGGTAAAGTTCGCCTGTACCTGGGGAGTACAGACGAATAGTTCCGTCCCAATACTTGTAGCGTGGGTTCTTCTTTAAGAACTTTGCTTCGGGAACTTCAAAGGTAAAATAGTCCGCCAACTCATGATGGACATGAGGTTCCTTAGAAGAAATCTGAATGTAGACTTCGTTCTTCTTCTTGATACTTAGTGTGGTCATCATTGCCCATTTACAAATTTCTCCCACTCAATGGCACTCTTAATCTGAAAACCTCTGTTAGAGATTTGCTTCATAACTTGATCCAGCCAGTAGAGCATCTGGTCCAAGTATTTGATTTTTGCTTCTAGATTGATAATCTCGTCATCACTTTCTAGATAAACCTTCATCTTTTCTGAAGTCTTAATACTAGATCCAAATGGTTTGGCAGCGTATGTCTTGGCATCTGCTTCGCCTGAGTAATACTCGCGCTTGTCCTTAACCATCTTACGGATCTCGAACTCCAGTGAAGTTTTGATCTGTTGAATGTCAGTGTAATGGTTTAAGTATTTATTGTGTTGAAAAGGGATGTCTAACGCGAGTTGTCCCAGATCTGTGCTATACTGTTTATTCTTGAATTGAAAGTCAACTGCACTATCCTCTGCCCAGTCTGCTCTCAGTTTTTCAAATTTATTACGAAGGGTTTCAAAATTCATAGAGGTTGCATATACTTATCACGAATGAAGAACTGCTGGTGTTTGAATGTCACCTCTGCAGTTATATACTCCACATCACTTATTGTAGCATCAAATTGTAGGTTAGTGAGAGACACAGGGAACAAGTCCTTGAACTCTACAATGAATGCTGGGTTGTACTGGGATGTGACAATGTGCAATTGTCCGTTGGTATATACATCATCAGGTGCTGTGGTACGCGCCATTTCGTCAGCGTTACCATTGTCACGCATCCAAGAGTGAATGGAATAATAATTTTTAAGATCTTCATCAACAATAAAACGCAAAGTAAAATCCCCGAACGTTACACCGCCACCAGGAACAAAAGGCAAATTCCTAAAAGGACTTGCTACTTCCACGGTTGGCATCGAAACGTCGGGGACATTTGCTGATTGACAAAAGAAATCTACCCCTTCAAACTTTTCTAGTTTAAGGAGATAACCAATAGGGTTTAAGAAGTTCCTATTACTAGGTTGCTCCTTGTACCATTCAGCAGACATGTCAACTTCCCAAGCTACTTAGTATTTATTCGTAGTAATTAATGTTAATTACGATACGGTTAATGGTGTTGGTTGTTGTAACTCCAGCATGTCTTAAACCATTGTCAAAGATACAAACACGGTTCGGAACACTGTGTACAATAGATCCATCTTCAAACTCTGTATAACCGTTGTTATTATTAACATAAAAGATAGCAGTCTTGCATGGGTCGGGATTATTTCCTTCCCAATCATCTGCAAAGTCTACATGAAATCCATGATTAATATGTTTTTCGGTTGGCAAAGTCATATTGACTTTGATACGCTTCACTTCTTTTGCTCCTAATTTCTTGAGGAGTGGTTGAATATATTCTGTATCTGGATCTAGTTTGAAACAGAACTGTGAATTATGTAGAGGATCGATTATTAACCGATGCTCTTTTCTAAGATAACCAGCAATGGTAGCAGAACTCAGAATTTCTGAATAGTACCAACATCTATCTGGAGAATTGATCTCAGCAAAGATCCATTCAAAATCTTCGTTATTCAGAAAATGGTCGATTGTTTTCATCTAGTCCTAACTCGCGGAGGTAAGTCACCCACCACTCTGGACGTTGTTTCTTCCAGTGTGGTACGGGCATATTCTTACTAGCATAGTATTCTTCTAGTGCTTTGTCAATCTTTTCTGAGATTTCGATTTGCTTAATCCTCTTTTGTAGAATGTCCATTCGCATTGATGATTTCTTCCAGTTGTTTACGAACATCCGCAGAACGTTTTTTATCACGCTCTGTATGCCTATACCCATATTTACCATGGAAAATAGCGTGACCTTGACAAATCATAGTGATGCCAAAAACAAATAGCAACACTGTTCCTAATAGTTCTAGAGTGTGATCTTGAGCCATGGGAAGATAGGATCTATAACTCCAATAAGTCGAAGCAGACCTTCAGCAAAAAGTGCAAGAACAACCCAGCCAACACACATACTGATAATTCCAGCATTACGATTATGTTTTCGTATGGCATCATCAATCATCTCCTGCACTTCTTCTTTTGTTACGTGGTTAGGAAGATCGACTTTATCTCCCTTCCAAATCCAATTTTTAGGCGTCATCTTTGTCCTCGTGATACCAGAAGTCATTCCAATCTTCTGGTGAGTTGGTAACATCCTCCCATCCTGGTTCGTACATGGGACAAGGTTCTTCCATCATGGTGTCAATTTTCATTTTCGATACCCTGTTGTATAATAATTGATAGTCTTTATCCTGTGGATAATCGTTACCAGTCATCTTCGTCTTCTTCCTCGTCGTAAAACTCGTATGGTCCGTGTTGCATTTTCTTCAGTTTTTCAGTTTCAGCACGAAACGATGCAGTCTCTGTAATCCAGATAGCAAGTTTCATGACAATAAAGATCACCGCAAGAGGCGACAGACAAAGCAATAAGACTAGCGATGACTGGTTCATGAACTGTATTCTTGAAGAATGTTAAGAACTAGGTTGAGTGAATGATGAGCACCATTGAGCCATTCCTCACTAGCACCATCGTATCGTCCCTCATAGATCTCAGTCTTTAGTTTAAGGATCCTAGGTTCGATGTCAACCTTTCTCATGTTTCCTCTTGGCATAAAGTTACCGTAAGATACATACTTCTATTTAAGCATAAAAAAAGGGGACCCGTGGGTCCCCTGTGTTGATATCGTAACAAGTATCAGGTGAGGTTCGCAACACGAACACGTCTGTAATACTGGTTGCGGTTCGCAGTAAGTGCCTCAGCATCAGGTGTGCCGTTGCTCTGTACAACGAATGGGTTAGCGACCATGCCGTAGCGTGTCTTGAAACCAATCTTAGGTTGGAAGGTCTCAGGATCAATGCTGCGGAGCATTTGGAGGGGTACATATGGGCAGTAGAAGAGACCACTGTCATAAGGGGAAGAACCCTTGTAACCTGCAACGTAGTAGTGGGTGTTAGAAACGTTAGCGGAATAAGGATCAACGAAGACCTTAATTCTGCCGTTCATTGTACCGACTAGGAGGTTACCAGTGTCATCAACTTCACCGATGGAAGGACCACCAGCGCCAGTTAGACCCGAAGAGTAGTCTAGGGTGCCAGACATAGCGAGAGCAGAAGCGACATCAGCAGAAGTGATGATGAAGTTGCCCTTTCCTCTACGAGTTTGCTGTGCGATAGCGTTGCAATCTCTTTCGATCTGGAACATAAGTCCCTTGAATTTCTCAACAGACCATCTGCCGTTGCTGTCAACGTCGAGGTCAAATACGCCAGCGTTAGCAACGTTGTTCTGTGCGCCAGACTTAGCGACAGTGTAAACGGTACGAACGACTTCGCGGTTGATTTCAGCAAGGATCTCGCTAGAAAGAAGGTTAGCGAGTTCTTGCTCAGCGTCAAGACCGTGGATCGCCTTGAGGTCTTGAGCGAGTTCTAGAGTGTACTCAGCACGAAGAGCTCTGGTCTTTGCAGTTACAGAGGTCTTCTCGATGCTGAAGCTCATCTCGTTGAATAGGGTAGAACCCGATCCTAGTGCTTCAGCGTCTTCGCGAGCGATGTTGCCTGCTTGACGCTCGTAGTTAGCAGCAGTTGTACCGCCGCCAGTTGCGTCGTTGAGCAGACCAGGGTTAGCATCAGTTGCACCGCCGTCGCCAAGAGGAGATACGGGATCGTTGTATGCTGCAGGACCCTGAGTGTTACCAGAGAAGTTGGTGTCAGGCTCGTTGTAGAGTGCCTCGTTTCCAGCACGTAGTGCGGAACCGTTCTGCTGGTAGTGGGACTTCATAGCGAAGATGAGACCAGTAGGACCAGACATAGGCTGGACACCACAGATGTCATATGCTACGAGGTTAGGCATTGCGCGTCTGATCAAGGAGATCATTACAGGATCGAAACCTGCAAGACCACCAGTTTTAGTGGTTAGACCAGAACCAGATAGTGCGTCGCCGCTGATAGCACCAACAGTGTTGGATGCTTCGTTGATCATACCACGCTCTTCGCGTAGTTGCTTTTCGGTATTTTCTAACAGGACAGCGGTAACAGCCTTTCTATAATTGTCTTTGATGGCACCAGAGCCTTCATGACCTAGAACAGGGTTCCACTTCTCTGTTAGAGCATTTGCGTTAAACATTGTTTGCTCCGTTAAAAAAGTAGTTAACTAATTATCATTGCCAGCGGTTGAGTGCCTGAAGATACTGTGCCATTACAGGCGACATATCATCAGATACACCCTCTACTGGGGTTTCATCTGCAACCTCGGATTGAGGTGCTGCTGCTTCCTTGAAGTAGCTCTCCTTAATGGTCGAAACCTTTCTGGAGAATTCTTCTGCAGAAACAAACTCAACACCCTCAGCGAGTGCAGCGAGTTTTTCTTTCTGAGTATCTGCTAGTCCTTCCGAAACAGTGTTCAGAATGTTGAGTTTTGCAGTCTCATTAAGAGTATTTTGTAATTTCACATTTGCTTTGACCTGTTCGTCAAGGCGCTCTTCCATCTCACGAATAGATTCAGCCATACCTTCAACCACATCGACCTTCTCGTCGGGGATTGCGATATAGTGCTCTTCAAAGAGACCCTTCAGACCTGCAATGAAGTCTTCAGTGATCTCATTTCTGATACCACGGTCAATAGCAACTTGGTTTTGCTCAACCCATTGACCGATGGCGTAGTTCACAGTGCCGTTGACTTCTTCTGCCATCTCGCTCTTAGCTTCTGCGAAATGCTTGTCAAACTCAGCAGCAAAGTGCTCTACAAGTTTGTCATACTCTTCAGAGATTTTCGCTTTGACAGCAGCTTCAAAAATGGTCTTTGCTTTCTCAGCGAACTCTTCAGAGAGTTCTGTGCCTTCTACTAGAGCAGCAACGTCAGCGGAGACATCGAGCTCTTCCATCGAAGGTTTGATTGGATAGGTAACTGCGCTACCCATCTTGGTGCCGTATGCTACTTCAGCACCTACGGAAGGACGAGGATCAGGGGTGTCGCCTGCACGCTGTTGAGGATCACCAGATACTTGTGATACTGGTGCAGCTGCTTTAGCGCCTGGGTTCTCTTCACCATCGTCGTCGTGCTCATTAGGTGTGGTCGAAGTACCACCAAGATCTGCAGGAGCAGATTGACCTGAAGGAGCGACGCTAGGAGCGACGGTTGGCATAGGATCCTTTCCGCTAGACTTTGCAGTCTGTGCGTCAGAAACCTGAGAGGGATCACTACCAGTGCCAGGGATAACGTTAGCAGAAACCGTTGGCATTGGATCGCCAGCTTCCACAATCACCTTTTGCTCGGTAACGAACTCCTCAAACTTTTCGTTTAGCATATCTGACATTTGAGTTTACCTCGTATTTTCCGTATAATTAATCTAAGTTTATTTATGAAATCAGAGTTTTCCAAGGAAGTGCTCAAAGGATTGAAGCACTCTCTCTTCTAACTCACGGCGTGAACCGTTCTCAATATAACGTTGGTATTTAGCAATTTCTTTCTCCTTTAGAAGTCCATTGTCCCATACCCACTCTTTTCCTTCCATGATGCCATTAACAAATGCATCAGGCGCGGAAGGATCTGCTACGATATCTGCAGCAGTTGTTAGCATAAAGTCGTCTGCAACAACATTGCAGTCTTCTTTCTTTTGGATGCTTCCCATACCACGGGAAGAAACACCTAACTGAACGCCTTCACCTAAAAGGTTTTTGGCAATGTTACCCATAGGCGTGTCAAGAATTTGTGCTTTGCCAATGAAGTTATTACCTTCTGCTTGCAAAGAAATAATTCTATGAGAAACTCTATCAAGATTAATGGTAGGACCATCAGGGTGACCGAGTTCACCTAGAGCACGCTTCGATTTTACATACTCTTCGTTGTATCTCTCTACCTCACGGTTGAGAACATCGAATGGGTACATACGACCGTTGCGGTTCTTTAGTTCCGATTGTAAAAATACTCCTTCAATGTAAAGAAGTTTTTTGCCGTCTTTCTCTTCAGTAAGAAGTTTAACGTCTTCAATCGTTTCCGTTATCAGTTTCATCGGTTACTTCCGTTTCTGTTTCTGTGGGTTCATCAAAGAATGTATTCGCGACAGTTTTTTTATAATCTGCCATAGCATCAGATGCCTTAGCAAATAACATATCGTGGATTGCGCTAATTGCATTGGCGCGTTGATTATCGGCAATTTGATTGACGATATCTACTTCGCCTTGGAATGGATTAGCTTCAGTGTGTTCTGCCATAATATGAGTTCAGTATATCTTATTTAGTAGATGCGGAAGGTGACGGCATTTTCTTTGCCTTGTCCACTTCCCTTTCGCTGGCAGCATCCGCAGCAAGTTCTTGTCTTTCCGCAGCATCATCTGCCTGAATACCTTGGAGTTCAGGAGCGAAAGCAGTGTTCTGTTGAGACATTTGATCTAGCATATTTGTCTCAGCAGGATCGATAGCAAGACCAGAAGCAATGTCGCCCTTCATCTGCTTATCAATTTCCTTCATATCCTTATCAGTTTGACCT